ATTGTCATCACGAACTCTTGTTGTAAATCGTCTTGCTGTTTTGATAAGTTTTAATAAATAAGGTGTATCGTTTTTAAATTCTGATAATTCAGGGTCATTTAGTGATGAGTTTTCTTCATCTTCAAATACCGTATCTTGTGCTAAAAATGGAACTTCGTGATATTTGTTATTTTCACTATCAGTAACACTTACAATAGAAGTAACCTTTTCATTAGATAAAACAATTTTATCAAATTCTTTTGCTGTTGTAAATGTAAATGTTTCTTCTTCTCTGGTACCAGATTGAGCCATACCTTTTTTAGTTAATCTAAAATGAGTAGGTATATTGCCTGATGAAGGTTGTAGTGCTTTTACTTCCATACTATCTAATGAACTTGATACTTTAAAATCAACATCATCTAATATAGTGAACTCCGTTCCATTAGCCGCTAACACGGTAGAGTTTGATTCAATCTTACCTGCGAAATCTAAATCAGGTTTATAAGTATTTGCGTCTACCGTTAACGCTGGAACATCTATGCTAAAAGTTAATTCTACCATAGCAGGTGTTGCTAATCTTGGTTTATATCCATATGATTGTGCTATTGATAGAACATTTTTTCTTTCTTCTGCGAATTGAATTAATGTTTCTCTAAACTGATTGTCAACATAATAATTTAATGTATCTCCTACATACGCTGCCATTTCAACAAACATCATACCTGGTGATGCTTCATTGAAGTCATTATATTGATTTGGGAAATATGTTTTCGCAAACTCAATTAGATTTTCTCTAATGTCTGTAAAATCTCTACCGAGATAATTTACTTCTTTAGATAATGTTTTTTTATTTGTTCCGTAATCGGCCATTATTAGTCTCCAATTCTAAAGTCAAAGTTTAATATTTCTACTGTACCAGGATTTATTGGAACTGAAAATTCTATTTGTACATTGACTTGATTTTTTTCTTGTGTGGTAAATACATTGATAATATTAATATGACTTAAAAATCTATTAGTTGCAGAAAAAATAGCTTCTTCAATTCTCTCAGGAATATTTTGTCCTTGTTCAAAAACAATAGTTTTTAAACGGCTACCAAATTCTGGCTGAAATACTCTTTCTCCAGGTGTTGTTAATAATAAATTTCTTAGATTAGCTTTTGATTGTTCTAATACGGTTTTTGTTCTAAAGAAAAACCCCTCAGGACTATATCCTAATGGAAATCTAATACCAACATACTTGTCGTCATTTCTATCTATTTCTCTTACACTTCTAGCCATTATGGTCTGTAATTACCTTCGCCTTTTTTCTTGTTATCCATTGCTTTCATAAGTCCAGAATAATCACGAGTTAATGCGTTTACAACATCTTCAGGAACTGCGTCTACATTGACACCTTGTTTCTTGATTGTTTCAACTGCACCGACTTCTCGTGCTCTTTCTTTATTACTACCCATACCTAAATCTCCGTATCCTAAAACTTCTGCCATATTGTCAGAACCTAAAACACCACCGCCCAATGTTGGATAGTCTTCTTGTTCTTGACTACCTAATGGTTTGGTGTTGTTCAATACTTCGTTTAACGCTTGGTTTTTTGTGTATTGTTTTTTTGGTTTATTGATAACCTTTTTAGGTTTAGGTTTAGAAATCGTTTCTGCTAAATTGATTTCTTTTTCTTCATTAATAAATATCTCACTCAGTTGTTTTTTGACTTCTTTGCGAACAACTAATTCAATAATATTTCTTAATTTATTTTTGTCCATTTTTACTCCTCTTGTGTCAGTTTTGAAATTTCTGCTAATTTTACTACTTGGTCTAATTGTTCAACCTCTTGTTGTCTTTTTCCAGCTTCCATTGATAATGCTGCTAAATGTGGTGAACCGCCATTTTGAAAATATCTTGTTAATTCTTCTGTGGAATTTAGTGTTCCGTCCGCAATGATTTCTCTTATATCTGTTGTGTCTATTTTAGGATTTTCTTCATCACTTTCAAAATCATCAAGTGTTTTAATAAAATCACTTGGTGAACCATCAAATTCTCCTTTTTGAATTTGACTTACTTGATTAGAAACAACAGCGGCTTTACTTTTTAAACCATCTACCGTACCTTTTAGAACTTCAATTTTTGCTTTTGCTCCTGCTATGTCTGCTAATACACCATCAAATCCACCAAGTTCATCAAGGCCAGGTAAACTTGATATTCCAAGCGCATCTAATACTTCTTGTAAGTTCACTAATTCAAAATCAAATTTTGGTAACCACTCTAAATCAATAAAGTATTTAATTAATTCTATATAAGATTTTATTACATCGTATTTAATTTTCATACCTATCATAAAACTTGGATTAGGTAATCCACCTGGTAATGTTGGTGGTAATATTAAATAAGGTAATGCTAATAATTCTGCTTTAATAATATCAACTAATGGTTTAAAATCTCCTGCCCTTTCTTTAATAAACTTAGGTAACATTATATCCCCATTAGGATTTGCAAAATCTCTTTTTTGTCCGTTAATAGTTATAAAATCAATTTTACTATTTCTTGGTCTTAATCTAATTCTGTCTGCCGCGTTTAATAATATATCCCCTTCGTCTGAATCAATAGTTATATTTTTTTTTGCTGATAATCCTATCTCGTCATTTTTAGAGTTTATAACAATTCTATCTGAATCTAAAATTAATTGTGGTTTATCATAATCTTTATCCATTACATCTTTTGATGGATACGATAACAACACCTTTTCATTGGTAGTTAAATAGATTGAAGATTTATCTCTAAATAAAGTACCACTACCATAGTCAATACCGGATATTAGTTTTATATTACCAGAGTCATTTTTTAAACTATTACCTAGCTTAATTACATTCTTAAATCGACCTTGTATTAAAGTTCCACCTTCTTCCACGTTAATTCTTGATGAGTTATCATTTACAAATAAATCTCCGTGAACAAATTCTTTTGTATCAACATTATCTGAGTTTAAAACCTTTAAATCTTCATCATCAGTTTTTAAAGACTCTACTTCTAACAAAGAACTTTTATTAAAATCTGTTGAGTCTGGATTAACCTTTGTAGTATTATCCATAATTCTACCAAAGTAATATCTTTTATCTCTAAATGTAAACCCAAGATAATATTCGCCTACCAATGGTTGTTGTATGTTGTTTGAATCTAATGGTATATATTCTTTCATATCTTCAACCGAGTCGCCTTGTTCTGAAAATATATATCTACCAATAACAGCGCCTTCTTGACTAACTCTTCCACCATCTCGATAAATGTCCATTACTTCAAAAGGTTCCAATTCATAAAACTTGTTAGTTTTTTTTGTTTGGTCTAAAATAGCATACAACTCACTACGAGTTATAAACTCATTTTCACCGGGTTTGTCAATACCAGAACCTTGCTCTTCGGCTCTAAAATATGCCATTTAATTTTCCTTACTGATAGAACTTTCTATTTCGTCTTTTTTGATTTGTAACTCTTGAACATCAGATTCTATTGCGTCCATAAGTTGTTTCTTTTCGTTTTCTGATAAACCAAACTCATCTCCACTATCCGATACTCTTTTTTCTGCTGCTGTAATTCTTTGAACGATTGTTGCTAACTTAACAAGTTGTTCGT